AGACGTGGCCGATTGATCGGCTGCGGCCCTACGCCCACAACGCCAAAATCCACGGCGACGATCAGGTGGCCAAGATCGCCGCAAGCATGGCGAAGTTCGGCTGGACCGTGCCCTGCATGGTGGCTGAGGATGGTGAGTTGATTGCGGGCCACGGCCGGATACTAGCTGCCACGATGCTGGGGCTGACAGACGTGCCGGTGATCCGGCTTGGGCATCTCGACGAAGCGGAACGCCGCGCCTACCGCATCGCCGACAACAAATTAACCGAGATGGGGGAATGGGACGAGGCCATCCTGCGCGACGAGATTGCGGGGCTGCTGGCTGAGGATTTCGACCTGTCGCTGCTCGGGATTACTGACGAAGATCTGGATGCGCTGCTGCGCGATCCAGATGCGCTGGGCGGAGACGGGCCAGCTGAGGGCGAAGACGACATTCCCGAACCGCCAGTCACGCCGGTGTCTGTGGCTGGCGATCTTTGGCAGCTGGGATCGCACAGGCTGATCTGCGGTGACAGTACGGCGGCCGATGTGGTCGGACGGCTGCTCGGCGATGTGCGGCCGCTGCTAATGGTGACCGACCCGCCTTACGGCGTGGAGTACGATCCGTCCTGGCGCAACCAGGCTGGCGCGGCAAAGACCAAACGCACCGGCAAGGTGCTGAACGATGACCGCGCTGACTGGCGCGAGGCTTGGGCGCTGTTCCCCGGCGACGTCGCCTATGTTTGGCATGGCGCGCTGCATTCCTCAACCGTAGCCGAGAGCCTGTTGGCGGCGGGGTTTGCCGTCCGGTCGCAGATCATTTGGGCCAAAGACAGCCTCGTTTTCAGCCGTGGCGATTACCACTGGCAACATGAACCCTGCTGGTATGCCGTCAAGAAGACCGGCAAAGGCCACTGGGCGGGCGATCGCAAGCAGACCACGCTTTGGAAGATCGCCAACAAGGACCAGGACGCTACCACCATCCACAGTACCCAGAAGCCTGTCGAGTGCATGCGCCGCCCGATGCTGAACAACTCCAACCCCGGACAGGCGGTGTATGAACCGTTCATGGGATCGGGCACCACGCTGATCGCGGCCGAGACCACAGGGCGGGTGTGTTACGGGATCGAGTTGAACCCAGCATATGTCGATGTGGCCATCGAGCGCTGGCAGGCCTTTACCGGCAAAGATGCTGTTTTGGCAGAAAGTGGAGAGACCTTCGGGGCACTCAAATCGCATCGGCTGACCGCGTGATGCAGTCTCGCCGCCGATCACTGAGAGAGGCTTTCACCAATGTCGCGGTGGGCTATGTGCTGGCCATCGTCACGCAGATCATTGCGTTCCCATGGTTCGGCTTGCACCCAAGCCTTGATGACAATCTTGCCCTGGGTTTGGTTTTCACCTCAATATCGTTAATCCGTGGCTATGCCCTGCGCAGGCTGTTCGCTCGGATCGATCGCCAATAAAAAAAGGACCAGCCTAAGCTGGTCCAGAGTTGGGACAAAATTGCGGCGAGCAGGCCGCAACTTAGGAAGGTTAACAGGCGATAACCCCTCGACTTTTATCCGCTGTCAGTTTTCGATTTGCAAGACTGCATCAACATATCGACAGGAGCGGCCTGTTAAACCCATCATATTGATTACCGGATGTGATAAACTCGACCGCGCAGCTCGTCAGAAGTCGTGGAGACCTCAAAGCCGAGCTTCTTTTTTAACCCGCCCGAGATCATGCCTCTGGCAGAATGTGCAGCCCAACCGGTCACCTCAACGATCTCGCTGATAGAGGCCCCTTCAGACCGCTGTAGGAGCGCGATGATCTTCGCCTGCTTGGTGCCAGCGCGGATGTCAACAGGCTTGGGCGTGGGAGGATCGGCCGACGCTTCGGCTGCATCCTGCGGCGCAGAGGCCAGCGCCAGTTTGGACTTGCGCAGATTGTTCATGGTGGTCGCCACCACCGACTCTATCCCGATCGCGGCAAGGCCAGCTTCTGTCGCGACCAGCGTGGTGCCGTGTCCGTCGCCGGTCTCACGCCAAAGCGGCTCGCCGCGCCGAAGATTGGCGTCAACTTCTTCGAGCCAGCCGCGCGCAATCATCATGGTGACGACCTTCTTGGCCGCCGCCCCATGCAACCCCTTGGGCAGCGGCATGGCTAGATTGTCAGGGAGCGTGGCCGCGCGGCTGAGGATGATGGTCTGGGTGTCAGTGAGTTTGGGCATCTGGGCCTCCTGTCGTGATGGGGATGTCGGGGTCTGGGTCAGTCGCTCTCGGCCATGCTTGCCGCGACCGCGAAGTGCTGCACCCAACCCGTCAGGTAGGGCAGCCCTGCGGGGATCCCGTCGCAGCGCTCGGTCTTGCGGCTGATGCGCCAGTCCTGCCAGCGGCGGATCGCGGATGCGGTCGCAGTCTCGGTATCGATGTTGCAGCCCATCATGTTGCCGACCACATCGTCGGCGAAGTGGCGGCCCATGCGGCTGTCGAGGAACTCGCGGATGCCGATCATCTCGTCCTCGCTATCGGCGCCGATGGCAGCAGCGATCATGCGCGAGGCGAGCGTCCAGACATCCGCGCTGCGGCGGTCGCGATGGGGGCAAACAGTCAGGGCCCGGAAAAATCCGTAGTCCTCGTTGCGGCTGGGCAGAATGGGGTGCGTGGTCATGATTGTGATCCTTGTTGTGAGTGATGGCGGGGCGCTCGGCCCCGCCCGTTCGGGTTCAGGCGGCGCTGACGGCTTCCAGCGTGGCGATGTGGCTGCGCAGCGTGGCGACCTCTTCGCGCGCAGCGTCGGCCCAGAAGGCAGCGCGCGCGTTGCAGGCGCGGGCCAGACGCTCGGCATCATGCTGCGTGAAGCGATTGACCTTGTGCGCGCGGCCATGGCCCGTGTAGGTGGCGCGGTGTTTCTTGCCTTCGGGCGTCAGTGTGAAGGTCATGGGCCCGAAGTCGTCAATCACGATCCAGTTGTGCGAGGCGATCGTGGCGCAGGCGCTGGGCGCGAGGCGGGCCTCAATCTCTTCAGCGGCAGCGCGGAAGTCTGCGATCAGGGTGGCGGCGGTGGTGGTCATGGTGGTGGCTCCGTGGTGAGTTGCATCGTTTTGGTACAATCACATTCGCTCTACAGCCCCGATTATCGTAGGTAATTATGAGCAATATCATTGCTTTATGATCTATATGTGCCGCTCAAGCGATCCAGTCCGTATTGTGCGATGCCGCCTGTTTCCCCCTCATGGCGCTGTGCCGCGTTAGGCGGGTCGCAGGTGATGGTTTCCCGGTCATGCTCAGACACGGAGACGCTTCGGCAAAAACGTAGATCAAACCCGATGGCGCATTCGCGGCGGGCGAGATCGACGAGGGTTTCGCTTGCGGACAGGCAGTTCAGGGAGGGATTGGTCATTGGGCTGCGCCTTCGGGGGCGCGGGCTTCAGGGTCGAGTTCCACCCATCCTCCGTCCCGCCAGACGTAGAGGTGGCAGAGCTCGCAGGTCGGGCGTGGCAGGATCGGCGGCTCGCGGGGCGGATCAAAACAGTCCAGCGCGTCCGCGCGCACTTGCCGGATTTCCTTCGCCGCGAGAATGTCCTCGGGCGTCCACGGCGCCAGCGCTGGCAGCATGTGCGAGGGGTAGCCGTCAAAGTGGCAATAAATGTGGGCCCATTCTCCGGGTCCGGTCTGGATGGCGATCTGCGCGCGCGTGCTCATGGCTGTCTCCGTGTTGCAGTGTTTTGTTGCAGGCTTGCGCGCGGGCTCAAATGAGCCCGTGCTGTTGCAGGAGGGGGACAACATCGGCCAACTCGATCGTCAGGCAGTCGATCCCGATCCGGCCCGCCATCTCGAAGACCTCAGCGTTCAGGCTGATGTCGTTGAAGTGGCCCTGCAGCGCGGGCACGGTCATGGCCTGAGTGAAGCGGCTGCGGTCGATGAAGATGCGTGTCGTGTCGGAAGTGGTGGCGATGGCCATGTGCGTGTCCTTTCAGGAGTGGGGTATGGGCGTGTGGGGATTTAAACGGTGCGGCGTCCGGCCTCAAAAGCCTCCTCGAGCGCTGCGCGGATGGACCAAACGGCGACATCATGGAAGTCGAGGCGGTCGCGGTTGCGGGTTTCCAGCGTCTCGACGGTGTGGAAATGCTTTGCTGCGATCTCCAGCAGCAGAGCTTCGCTGGGTGCTTTGGCGGGGGCTTTGGTCTTGGTGGTCATGGCGTCGTCTCCGGGGCTGAGTTGCATCGTTTTCCTGCACCCAGAGTCGCTCTATGTGGGAGTGTAATCAACTGAATAAGATCGTTATTCTTATTTAGTTACAATATGTTGAGGATATTCACAGCGCCATGGAAGGACTGTCTGAACGCGCCTATGCCGCCCATTCCGGCCTTTCGCGCGGGGCCGTGCAAAAGGCGCGCAAGAACGGGCGGTTGGTGCTGTTCCCGGATGGGTCGATCAACGCTACCGCCTCGGATGCGCGCCGCGGAGTGATGACCGATCCAGATCAGCAAATGCGCTCGCGAGGTAGGATGAGTGCTGGAGGTGATGGCAGTGGGATTGCGGGCGGCAGCATCTCCGGGCCCGGCGACAGCACGTCCTATCTGAAGGCGCGCACGGCACTGACGGTCTACCAGGCCCAAGAGCGCCAGCTGTCGATCCAGAAGAAGAAAGGCGTGCTGGTCGACCGCGCACGGGCAGAAACGCTGGTGTTTCGCCTTGCACGCCAGGAGCGCGACACATGGGTCACCTGGCCCACCCGCGTGGCCGCCCTGATGGCGGCGCAATTATCCGCAGAGATGGAGAAGGCCTCGGGCACACCCGTGACGATCGAAACTGCGATCCTGCAAAGGGTACTGGAAACCCATGTCCGAGAGCAGCTCGACGCCCTGGCAAACCTCAGGGTCTCGCTTGAATGAGGGTGATCATGATCACAGCCTGAACGACGGCGACCTGACCGAGGGCCTCGACCTCGCCTTCGAGGGGGCAGAAGACATCCTGCGGACCTGGCGGCGTGGAATGCGGCCAGACCCGAACCTGACGGTGTCAGAATGGGCCGATAAACACCGCAAGCTGTCGTCGCGGGCCGCCGCTGAGCCAGGTCAATACCGGACAGCGCGGACACCCTATCTGCGCGAAATCATGGATGCGCTGTCGCCGCGGCACCCGGCGCAGCGGATCAGCTTCATGAAAGCCGCACAGGTCGGGGCGACTGAAGCTGGCAACAACTGGATCGGGTTTGTCATCCATCACGCGCCGGGCCCGATGCTGGCGGTGTTGCCGACAGTCGAGATGGCCAAACGCACCTCACGCGGGCGGCTCGATCCACTGATCGCGGAAAGCCCAGCGCTGCGCGAACGTGTGAACCCAGCGCGCTCGCGCGACGCGGGCAACTCGATGCTGTCCAAGGAGTTTCCGGGCGGCATCCTTGTTCTGACCGGGGCGAACAGCGCGACCGGCCTTCGGTCGATGCCCGCGCGGTATATCTTCCTCGACGAGGTGGATGCCTATCCGGCCTCGGCCGATGAGGAAGGCGATCCGGTCACGCTGGCCGAAGCGCGGACGACGACCTTTTCGCATCGTCGTAAGGTGTTCATGGTCTCGACCCCAACGATCCGGGGCATCAGCCGGATCGAGCGTGAGTTCGAGGCATCAGACCAGCGGCGCTACTTCGTGCCCTGTCCACACTGCGGGGCGATGCAATGGCTGCAGTTTGAACGCCTGCGCTGGGACAAAGGTCAGCCTGATACAGCAGCCTATCACTGCGAGGGCTGTGAGAAGCCCATCGCAGAGCATCACAAGACGCAGATGCTGGAGCGGGGCGAATGGCGCGCGACGGCTGTGTCTGCCGATCCCCATTCCATCGGCTTCCACATCTCTGCGCTCTATTCTCCGCTGGGCTGGAAAAGCTGGCAACAGATCGCGCGCGAGTGGCTCGCAGCCCAAGGCTCCGACGAGATGCTGCGCGCCGCGCGCAACACACTGCTGGGCGAGACATGGGTCGAGTCTGGCGACGCGCCGGAATGGCAGCGGCTGGCCGAACGGCGCGAAGCCTATGGTGGGGCGCAGATTCCCGTCGGTGGCCTGTTCCTGACGGCTGGTGTCGATGTCCAAAAGGACCGGATCGAAGTCGATGTCTGGGCTTGGGGCCGGGACAGGACAAGCTGGCTGGTCGATCACATCGTCATCTCCGGTGGTCCGGAAGATCCCGCGTGCTGGGACAAACTGACTGAACCAGACCGGGTTTACCGGAGAGCATAAAGCTTGGAAGGTAAGTCATGATCAAAGGAAAATCAGGGAACCGTTTTTCGACGGAAGTTCGGGCGCGCGCAGTGCGTTTGGTGCTTGAGAATG